AATTCTGGAGAAGTCGCAGAACTGCTGTCTGTTACCAGTATCAAGACTATACTTATCGGTCAGATCAATATAAGATCCAAGATTTACTGTTTGGACAGTTCCAGTAATATTTGATTCTAAGAACTTGACATCCTCGTTAACTTGGAAAGTTGTAGAGTTGAGATAGACAAATTCTACAGTTGTTGCACTTGATCTTGTGACAAGTTGTGCAAGTGCTCCACTTGTTCCACCAAGCAGATACTCACCAAGAACAGAATTTGTATCCAGATCAAGACCTGTCTGGAAAACAAGACTATCAAAGGATGGATCAGCCGAACCCTTGGATTGGTGAATTGCTACGATATTGATAGCATCAGCGGTATTGAGTGAGATTTCTTCGTCTTCTACTCTCAATCCATTGAACTTGTTGTAAGTCAATCCATTGTTTACACCTGTAGAGATGCCAGCACTTTCAAACTTGGACAGTCTTACAAAAGTTTTTTGACTCTTAGCAAGATTCTTGATCTTACTCTTGATTCCTCTCTTCTTGAGAGTTGCATTGACAACAACATTAGATTGTGATGCATCAAGACCAGTGATGGTCAGAGTTGATGAATCATTGGTCAGAGTAAACTGACCTGCAGATAGAGGTGCTTGTGTACCTCCACTGTAAGAAATAACGTATCTATCGGGATCATATACTTCAAAGAATGCACTAGTGATTCCAGAAGCGGAGACATCAATTTCCATGCTTCCAGAGCCATCAGTGCTTTCACCAGTAAATTGGTGATTGACTGCTAACTGTGAACTGCCAAGATCTACAGATCCAACGTTTGGTTTACCAATAGGAGCAAAGAGATAAGCATCTTCTGGATTGGTAAATTGAGGAAGATTCCTTTCTAACTCAAATGATGCTCCAGATGCAGGGAGACCACCATCGCAGATGTTACCTACGGTAAGAACACCAACCAGAGTCATTACCAAACCATTTGCAGATATGTCTGTGACTCTTGCAAATGTTGATTGAGTTTTGTTAGTGTCAGTATATTTGACAATAGTATCTGTTGAGATACCAGTAAAAGTTTTACCAGGAGCTCGAACTGTAGTTAATCCAGTAGGGCCGTTATTACTGAAAATAACAGTCTCACCAAGTCCAAATCCAGGAAGAGGACCAGATGAAGCCATTACAACATCAGCCGAGAAATCAACGGAATACCCAGATACTGCAGAAGTATCTTGATATACGGAGTGAATATCTGCAGTAGTGAAAGTTCTGATATTAATGATTGATCTGGGATTTACAGTCAATCCGTTGATTCTAATATTCTCACCTTCTTGGAAGTTACCAGTTACTTCGGTAAGAGAGAGCGTTCTATCAGTCGTAGCAGCATTGACGGTGTAACCAGTGGCGCCACTGCTAAGACCCTCAATGAAAGAGGTTGCAGGGATGGTTACTGAATCTCCAGCTACATTCAGTGTGATCTGTGTATAAGTCTGTACGTCAAACAGATGTAGATTGAATACAGTTTCATTGCCAACATAGTTCTGTTCATCGGCATTCAGAGCATAAACTCTTGCTTGACCGATCAGAGTGCCTCCTGTAGGAGCAGCAGAGGCGACAGTGGTGGTCTTTCGCGTATTGTATAGGTTGACTACCTGAGTCGTGTTCAGGGCGATTACAGGTTGTCCTACGACATGGTTAACTTTAAGGATGTTACCCATGTTGAAGGGAACAGCAGTTGTAGTTGCTTTTGTATCCCTTGGTTTTTCGACATCAATAACTTCTGTTCCGAAGTTTTCAATATCAAATCCTCTAACATATGCCTTACCAGGTCCAACGGTAAGTGATGCAATATCATCACTAGGATTATTACCGCTATATGTGGTTTGATTATCATAGAACAAACCACCATTTCCTTGACGGTCGTTCAATGAATCTCTGAGTCCGATATCAAATGCTTCTACTGAGTAGTCACCAGACTCATCATAAGTTCTTTCTGCAAAGTAATCTCTGATGAGATTATATTGCGTCTTCAGTCCGATCTTCTCGACTCTTCCTTCTGTAAGTCGTAGAATCTCAACAAAAGTTTTGTCGTCTCTATCTGATATAGATTTCTTAGAGAGTTTGAGTTCGATTTTGAATCGATCTGCTCCAGGAGCAGCGAAATTAGAAAATCCTCTCGCATTGTCATAAAGTGATGGATCGTCTTTTGCAGTAACGATAGTCTCAATAACATCGAGACCAACTCTGTATTCTGGTTGATTGCTATATTGATCAAGGATCAGAGTTTGCTTTGCAACTTGAGCAAAGATGCCTCTGACAAAGTAGATGCCTGCATCAATGTGAGCTGCACAACCAATTGCAGTTGCGTCAGAAGCAATACATTGAGCAAAAGTAGAACCACCAGTAATTGTGGTGTTTCCATATACTACGTCTTCCTGAGCGATCAGGATTTCTCCGTCTTGGAAACTAGCTACACTCAGAGCGTCTCCAGACTCTTTATACTTTACATAAATCGTGAGTTGATTCTCTTCAGAATCAGTTGAACTCAAGACATTTACAACAGTTGCAGTAACTTGTGTTGTTTGTCCCTTAATTGTTTTGCCAATAAAATCATCGATGTAAACTGATACATCAATACCCAAGTGAATGGGGTCAATTTTTACAGCGTAATATTGATTGTCAAACGAAGCCGCACCAGGGATGACGACAGAACCATCCTTAAAAATATGATTACCAAACTGTTCAATCTGATTCTGCAGAACAGACTGAATATTGTTCAGTTCTCTGGATTGAATAGGAAATCCAGGCTTGAATAGAACTCGATAAAAATCCTTATCAATGCCAAAGTCATCATAGTAAGGACTAACATTCAGATTCGTCTTTTGTGGCATCGTCTTAGAATTCCAGAATTACCTTAATATCTTCTTTTTGGCGAGAGTTGCGAGTGACCTCAGTTCTGTTATCCAGATACAAGACCTCTCCCGTCCTCTTATTTATTTCAGGATCGGCAAGTCCATCAGTGAAGTTCACGCCAAGATTGATGGTCTTGTTGTTAATAATTGTAGTAATACCAGAGAAGTTCGTATCAATATTACCAGAGAATCCAGAAACTGTTGTAACTGGTTCCGCAGAAGAATCAAAAGCTAGAACTTTACCTTCACTGGATACACCAACATAGTCTTTTTGATCGCCAGTTACAGGACTGAAATAAAGTGATCTGTCTTGGAAATACTTCAGAACACTAGTCTCAGTATCATATGATGCAACATATGCCACAGCGGTTGATGTTCCAACAACTTGGCGAATCTCATCACCAACAGCAATGGTTCCAGACTTACCAGAAAGTTTGAGAGCTCTCAAACTAGAGAACTGGTTTGCTGTGAATACTGTTGTAGATCCAAAAGAAGTTGGATTTCTAACTAGACCAATCTGTGCAAACGTAGTGTCAGCAGGGAAGTCTTTTGTCGAATCATCAAATCGAGCATACATAAGAACTTTGTCAGATCCAAGTTCTTTGTAAAGATCATAACCATGACCTCTGGAAGGAGGAATAATCGGAACCAGTTTTGCAAGTCTCGAAAGTGTGCTTCCTTGTAATGGTCCGAGGTCAACGATTCCGTAAGAATAACCTTTACCACCCTGAGAAATCTGACAATCAATGATTCTACCTGAGGTATCAGTGCTAACAACACACTTACCACCAGTTCCATCACCTAAAATATCAACTTCTCTATCAAGACCAATACCATAACCAAATCCTTGGTCTTCGATATAGACTTTTTTCAATTGGTTATTATTTAAATCAGAATCTCCGTTTTCTCTAACAGATTGAATCTGTGCATTTGTAGAACTACTCCAGTTACCAGGAACAGAAATATATTCTACCGAATCAAACTTGATAATGTCCGATGGGTCAACGGTATAGAGATACTTCCAAACATACCCGTCTCCTGAATCGCCAGCCTTTGAAGGCTCGAGGTCAGTGAAAGTGGGTTCGTCTTGAGAAGCATTGCCACTCGTGTTTGTTCCGCTAGATCCGTTGTCGATGCAGATGTAGACTTTGAAGTCCGAGTTGACGACATAATAGCGTGCGTCGTAGAGTCTTGTAGCACCTGTGATCGGTGCTGGATTGTTCACATTATAATCATGGCGATACATTTCGTAAGTGGTGCCTTGAGCCCAGTTAACTTTACGAACAAGTCTCCTTACATTAGAAGAGGTAACCTTCTTACCAAACAACATCACATCATAGGTGTGATTGTTATAATTGAAATTGTCAATAGGAGAGGGAGCTCCAGAAGTTGACGTATTCCAAGTATCAGTCCTTCCATATCCCAAAGCAGGCGAAGTCGGGTTCGGCAAGCTGAGGAAGATATAGAAAGAGTTACTAGTATCTTCAATTGAACTAACTAAATTGTTAGCATTGAAGATTCTAAATTGATCGGTTACCAGCGCAGGCATTTTTAAATCGCTTTCCTATGTTGATATTTATACTTTAATTTGCCACTTGCTTCTTGAGAGCACCAGTGTCTCTCAATCCAAATCCTCTTCTCTGAACAATTGGATAAGTTGATAATCCAGAATTGGCAGTATAGGAGGAAACTGCAAAGGCAACAGGTGAAGCAGATCTTGATACTTGGCCAAGTCTACCCCATGAGAATCTTCCAATAGGAACAGCGCGTGTTCCAGTTGAGGCAAGACCCACAGTGTTAGTGGTGGATTGAATGTGACATGTAATCACACCAACATTTGAACTTCTAGTAATGTCAGCGACTTTGTAAACAGCATCAGCAAATGTGGTACCAATACCGACGATCATGTCATCGAGGGATGTTGAACCAGTAGTGCCTTGAACAGCCGTTACACCGTGACCTACAGTAGTGTCATAAACATAAATTGGATATCCAGCAATCAATGTATCGAGTTCAGCAGTGGATACGATGGAGTCTGTAAGATCTGTTTCAAAGACAATGCTTGTTGGATCAGAACCACCACCAGTAGTAGAGATGCCAGTGATTACACCGACATAACCAATAATAATGTCAGAGTTGTCAATGGTATCTGTCTTAACTGCATTGTCAGTAACAATAACCTGAGGAGGTGCATCGACATTGTATCCACCACCAGCGTTATCAATTGTAACACTAGTGATAACTCCGTTAGTAAGGATACCTCTAGCAATAGCTGTGGTGCCAACACCTACGATTCCATATTTAGCGTTGTCAACTCTAGGAGGAGCAGCAATACCCAAGGTTACAGATGTACCCGCATATCCTGATCCACCAGAAGTAACATCGAATGTTAAAGTGGTGTCACTTCCAACAACAGCAGTTATTGCGGCACCAACGTTTTCTGTACCATCAATAATAAATGCATCAACTTGAATGTTGTTGCTTGCTGGTGCGCCAGCAGCATATTCTTCATATTGGAAGAATCTTACACTATCTACAAATAAATCAGTGTCTCCATCAGAAATATCACCAATCAATCTAGCGACAGGATAGATCTGAGGTTCGATAGAATCTCTGACCTTAGTAACGATTTCACTATTGATCAGTTTATCAGCCTTTTGCTTTCTCCAATCGAGAGGTCTAAAGACTTCATCATTTACACCTTGAGCACTGTATATTGTGGTGTTAATCTTGTCAGAAGAAGCAACATCGCTAACGAGTCTCTTTGCTTGAGTCTCGGTATTATCATCACCATCTTTCTTATTGAGTGTTACAGAGTCACCCTTCTTAATTGTCTCAGGAACAGACGCTTGGAAACTATCATCTCCAGATGTTCCTCTGTAGAAGAATATGTCAACTTCTGAGGTATTTGAAGGTGGTTCAGTAAAGACTACGCTGGTTCCACCATCAAACTCATAGGCCTCACCAGGAATCTGAATTACACCGTCAATGAAGATAACAAGTACATTCTTCAGATCAAGTTGAGAAGAAGCAGTGACAGTTGGATCTTTCTGGAAACTGATCAACTGAGAGTTCTGTCTCAGTGGGAATCTCCTTCTGAGTCCATTCTGGAGATCTCTGATGCTGTCAATATAATCAAGTTCACCAAACTGCCAAGAAGAGAAGGAATCTGTGAAGGTTTCGAGAACAGTCAGTTCAAAATCTTCAAAGTTAGTTGCTCCAACACCCACTGCAGTTACAAGTCCTACAGGTCTGAAGACATCACCTTTTCTGAATGCATAACCACGATTATCAAGTTTGAATCCAGTAACGAAGTGATGCTCACTCATTACATTAGTTTGACCAGCTCCAACTTCACAAGTGATTCTTGCACCAAATCCAGTTTCAGTTGTTGCTCCCTCACCCAATCTTGAAATACCTTCAATAGGAAGATTAGAGTAAGAGGGATCAGGAATAATGAACTGGGGATTTACATATCCTGTTCCAGCAGCCGAAACAGTTACATGCAGTGTTCCACCAGCACCAACGGTTGCAATGGCAACAGCGTTAAATCCAGCGTTAGTGCCAACATTAACAGTAATACTACCAGATGTGTAAGATGTGACAGGAGTAATGACACCGGCAATTGGGTCAGTTGCTCTTGGATAAGATTGCTTATCAGCAAAGTTATCAGAATCACATGTGAATACGATAGATCCAGTCTTAATACCGATGCTATCTGAAGTTGTCAATCCATGGTCTGGAATTGTAAGAATAAACTCACCAGTTGTGGGTTCATAAGTTGCATTCGTAGGAGTCAGAGTTGATCCTGTGAAAGAAGTTACAGAGATGGAATCATCTTCAGCACTTACAAATCTATGTACATATCCAGGATCTGTAATCGCGATGGCAACTGGTTCTCTGTATCCAGATCCAGTGTTGATCTCAGTATCAAACTTGAATACCTCACCAGATCCAACATAGTAGTGAGGAATCGAGGAGATTCCAACATCAGCTCTAAAGATCGTGGTTGATCCAACACCAACAACCTCAAAGACATGTCCTTGTGTTCCGTCTGGGAATGTTGTAGTAGTAATACCCTGATAGTTCAGAGTCTTAATGGCGTTTGTAGAAGCACTAACAAAAGTGTGTGGAGATGTACCTGTTCCACCAGTTCCAACATTTACTTGGAAAGTATTTGCAGTTACATTTGAAATTGTAAGATACTTATTAAATGCTGGGTC